AAAAGAATCTCGTGACATTCCTTTTTCAGTGTTAGTTTATTCACCACCTAAGATGGGTAAAAGTTCAATAATGCATAATTTACGTGTACATTATGCTAAATTGAGAGGTTTGAGACCTGAGAAAGATGCTGTTTACACCAGAAATCCAATGGCTGACCATTGGGATGGTTATAATAATTCTTATTGGGGATGTATTTTTGATGATGTTGCATTTTTAAATGCTAATTGTTCTAATGGACCCGATCCTTCAGTTGCTGAATTTTTACAGGCTATCAATGGTGAAGCTTATATTACTAAGCAAGCTGAACTTGCTGATAAAGGAACCGTTGGTTTTAAGAGTGAGTGGTGTTGTGCTACAACAAACACTTTAAACCTCAACGCTTCTTATTATTTTTCATGTCCTTCTGCTGTGCAAAGAAGATTTCCTTATGTTATTATTCCTAAGGTCCTTCCACAGTATCAAGATGAAAATGGTTGTTTAGATTCAACTAAATTACCTGAGCCAAGCCATTATTATGATTATTGGACTTGGACAGTTAAGAAAGTTTTATCTAGAACTAAAGAAACTGAATTACGACAATATGCTGAAATGGAAACTATTATTGAAAACGCTAATTTAAAAACTTTTCTAAATTGGTATACTAATGCTATTGAAACTCATAAAAGAGTTCAAGAACAAATAAGAGAATCAGGTAAGAAATTATGTGAAATTCAATTGTGTGAAAATTGTAAATTGCCAACTCAAATGTGTGATTGTGAAATTCAATCCGCATTTGTTTCAGACACCATGTTTAATTTTATTTTATGTCAATGTCTCGGATTTGTGGCATCTATTTTATATTTATGTTATATTTATATTCCTTTATTGCGTACAGCACATACAGCTGCTATGCGATTAAGATATTTTCGTCAATGTATAAATCTAATTAATGAAACAACTGAGGAATTTTTCCTTAAATATTTCAGAAGAAGATTTTGGCGTGCTTTGGGAATTAAAATTGGACGTTCTATGCCAGGTTATGATGTTATTATACCAGTTATTAGTGGTTTAACTTTAGGTTTTTTATTTACTTATATGTCAAAAACCTCCTATAATGTTCAAACAAATGATAATGGTGTTAAACCAAAATCTGATGAGAATTCTAGTGAACGTGAAAACGTTTGGTATAAAAAAGATTATGAATTAACTACATTTGATGTAACACCAACTACAACTTCATATAAAGGATTATCTTATGAAATTTTTATCAATAAGATATCTAAGAATATTGCGGTATTTACTTTCGAACGAGGCGCTTCTATGAAACGCGTAGCTCGAAGTATTTGTGTTTCCGGTCAAATATATATGACAAATAATCATTGTGTACCTGAGGAAGAAAATCAAATGGTTCGTTTTGTGCAACAATCATCTAGTGATGGTGTTTATAAGAATTTACGATTTAATTTGTCTTCTTCTCAAATTCATCGTTTTCCTGAAAGAGATATATGTTTTATTGTATTAAATAATTTACCTCCTAAGAAAAATATAATTGATTTATTTCCTAAATCTACTTTAGATGCGAGAATGAATGGTTCTTATATCAAAAGGGATGAAGATGGAAGTATTTCAGTGACAACTGTTTCTAAAATTTCCAAAGTTAGTAAATTTCCCATTAAACAATTGGGTATTTCTACTGAAATTTGGAAAGGTACTTCTGAATATGCGACCAAGATTGGAGATTGTGGTTCTGTGATGATTGCTCAATCATCATTAGGTCCAGTCATTCTTGGTATTCATGTCTTAGGTGGAAGTAATGATGTTTGTTCACTTTTTGTTGATCATGCTTTTGTTCATTCATTTGTTAATGCAAATGATTTTGATATACAATGTGGTGAACCTTCTCTTTCATCAGTTACTGCTCAACGTAGTTTGGGTAGTTTACATAAGAAAGCTACTGTTCGTTTCATTCAGGAAGGTACGGCTTCCACATATGGTTCTTTTAAGGATTTTCGTGGAAAACCCAAATCTACGGTGTGTTTAACTCCTATAGTCAAAGAATTATCTCCTTTAGGCTATAAGATTAAATATACGCAACCTGAGATGCTGTCTTGGGAACCTTGGAGAATAGCCTTGTTGGAAATGGTTGATCCTGTTACCATGCTGGATCAGAGTATTCTTGATGAATGTACAAATTCTTTTAAAATGGATATTTTAAATAATTTATCTCAAGAACGTTTAAATCAAATTGAAATCTATGATAATTTTACTGCTGTTAATGGTGCACCTGGTGTTGCCTATGTTGACAAAATTAATAGATCTACAAGTGCTGGGAATCCCTGGAAGAAAAGTAAGAAATACTTTTTGGAAAGTATTCCTGCAGAACACGGTTTACAAGATCCTGTGAAAGTTTCGGAAGAAATTATGGATCGTGTAGCTCATATTATATCAGAATATGAGGATGGAAAAACAACTATGCCCAATTTTTGTGCTCATCTTAAAGATGAACCAGTTTCCTTTAAGAAAGCAAAAATGAAAAAGACACGAGTTTTTACTGGTGCCCCTTTTGATTGGTCTATTGTTGTTCGAAAATATTTATTATCTGTTATTCGTGTTCTTCAAAACGAACGCTATATCTTTGAAGCGGCTCCTGGAACTGTCGCTCAATCTTTAGAGTGGCAAGAAATGTATGGTTATCTCACCAAACATGGAGAAAATAGGATGGTTGCTGGAGATTATAAGTCTTTTGATAAGAAGATGCCTCCTCAAATTATATTGGCTGCATACGATATAATTTATGCTATTTGTGAAAAATCTGGAAATTATTCCGATTTGGATCTTAAAGTAGTGAGAGGTATAGCTTATGATACCGCCTTTCCATTAGTTGATTTTAATGGTGATTTAATGCAGTTTTATGGATCTAATCCTTCGGGACATCCATTGACCGTTATTATTAATTCATTAGTTAACTCATTGTATATGCGATATTGTTATAAAGTTTTGAATCCGGAGTCAGAGGTTGCTACATTTAAATCAAATGTCTCACTGATGACTTATGGAGATGATAATATCATGGGAGTTTCAAGTAAAATCCAATGGTTTAATCATACATCAATACAAGCAACTTTAAAAGATATTGGAATAGTTTATACTATGGCCGATAAAGAAGCTGCTAGTGTTCCCTATCTTAATATTTCAGAAACTTCTTTTTTAAAGAGAAGTTGGAGATATGATATAGATATAGGTGCATATGTATGCCCTTTGGAGCACGAATCCATTGAGAAAATGTTGATGGTCTGGACTCGAAGTAAGACAATTACCGAAGAAGAACAAATCTGTTCTGTTGTTTCGTCTGCAGTTAGAGAATACTTTTACTATGGTAAAGAAATTTTCAATGAAAAACGTTCAATGTTACAGAGTGTACTTTTAGGTAAAGGTTATGAACTTTGGATTGAAGATTCAACATTTCCTACTTGGGATGAATTATATACACAATTTTGGGATGCTTCCAAGAATGTGGATGTTAATTCACAATTGTAGATTGGTACCCTTTAGGTACCCGGCGCTGTGCTTCAGCGTCGTTATCCAACTAAGAGCCTTTACATATAGTTACTGTACAACAAAGAGCTAATCTCTTTTATACCACGTTGTTGTAAGCATGGATATGTATCGTAATACTACCTGAGCGTTCCTCAAAATCTCTTTTTAGAGAAGCATTTGGTTGGAGTGCATTGTATATAGAGCGTTGTAGTGTGCACTGAGTCATGCCCTACATTGTAAGACGACTTTCTAACAATTTAAATAAATTTTATGGTCCTAAAGACCAATCGAAAGTATTATACAATAGTAATAATGCTTTGAAGAACGTAA